CCAAGGACAGTATCCCAACAAGGAGAGTATAGGCTATACAGTTACATTCCAGTATTTACGGGACTCTTTATCCCGAAAGAAAAGATGACGACTGAAGCTCTAATGTCTCCTGATCCATTTCCAATATTTACTAGTAGTCCAAATTCTGATGTACCAAGTGGTGAAGTTTCAACTTCTCCCCTTAGTGTATTAAGATCTGGAGTTGCCTTGTGGTTCACACCACATATAAACTCTGCTTTGTCTCAATTCGTATCCTTATTACCTTATTCATCTTCATATAAGAATATGGAGATGGTAATAAGAAGATACTTATCTGAGCGAATTGGAGGGCAGTTAATTCGACTAGTGAATGCGTCATCGAGGTCTTTGGAAAATTATAACATTCCAAAGCCTGAGAAGACACTAAATATTGGTAAATTAGGTCTGTTGGCTGAAGCTGCGGGGAAGGTGCGAGTGTTTGCTATGGTCGATTGTTTTACTCAGTGAGCCCTGAAGCCTCTACATAAATGGTTGTTTTCGGTTTTACGAAGACATCCAGATATTGATGGGACTTTTAATCAGATGCATCCTCTTTCGAGGGTACCATTTGACGGGACTTCTTTGTTTTCTTTCGATCTTTCTGCTGCAACTGATAGGTTGCCAGTCTCCCTTCAAGAGAAAATTCTTTCCGATTGTTTCGGGAAAGAGTTTTCTTCCTTATGGAGGACTATACTTGTTGGTAGAACTTATTTTGTAAGATATAAATCAGTCTCTGGTAAAACCGAGACAAATAATTTATCTTATGCAGTAGGTCAACCAATGGGTGCTCTATCAAGTTGGGCTATGTTAGCATTAACACACCATTTTATTGTCCAGTGCTCCGCTTGGATCTCTGGTATAACTCCTAAAACATCCCTGTTTAAAGAGTATGCAGTTTTGGGTGACGATATTGTGATCTGAAATAAAGCTGTGGCTGACACCTACCTTAAGGTAATTAATTCCTTAGGTGTAGAAGTTGGTCTAGCTAAGTCTATTGTATCCCTGAATGGGAATGCTTTAGAATTTGCTAAGAAAACCTTATTTAAGGGAGAGGATGTTAGTCCAATTCCTTATAAAGAGTATTCTGCTGCTTTAGATAAATCTGCCTCCTTTTGTGAATTTGTTAAGAAATATAACTGTTCTGAACCCGTCATTAGACGGTTATTAGGACTTGGTTATAAATCCTCTGCAAATACCTCAAGGTGGAAAATTTGGATCATCCTATCGACTTTCCCAAACACCTGGAAAAAGGTGGAGGCTATGTTTACTTCTCTTTTTATGGAAGTAACTGACTCTACCTTATCCTTTTCCAAACGATGGGATTCCCAGACTAAATGGTTAACCGCTATGGATAACTTCCTTTTATTAACATCTTCTTTATTTAAGAAGACTGATAGGATGTGGGCAGAAGCAGCACAACAAAGTGCTCACTTTGCTACCCATCCTGATCCTTGGATTAAAATGATCTTTAGGAATTTACATGGTAATTCATTACCTCTGTTAATTCAAGATCTATTTCATTCTCGAGGTATCATAAGGGAGTTACAACATAACTGGACAGAGTTGGTATCTATTGTCAACCTGGACAGATGGGTCCATGAAGTATCAAAGAACCTTAGAAAGGATTCTATTTTTAGAAAATTTAGAAAAACTTCTGGTTTTGATAATACTTTTAAGTCACGGGTCCCAGGTATTGGTGCAGTCCATTATATTGATCCTGATGTAATTAGATTTTGGCCTCGAATTTCGGCCGCTTTAAAATTATATCAACAATATGAGGATAAAATATCTAGAATACAAGTAAACCAGCTATTTAATCCTACCCATAAGGTGTCTTTAAGTCCTCAAGCTTCTGAGCTTAAGAGACTTCAGACCCTTTGGGATACATGGTCAAAGATTGTGTTAGGTCCAGTTACATCGAAATCATTGATTCCAATTAACTTAAGTATGACGAGAGCATTTGTAAGAAGATTCTTCTTTGCATCATCGTCCGCATCCCAAGGCCTAGTGGCTAGAGGATTTGTTTTAAGAAGATTAAGTACACCATTATCAACCTTTTCAAAGTTCTTTGATTATAGAACATTGTTTTGGTTTATTGGTATGGAGTTTATATACTCCTTTCTTTTTGCTTCTTTTCTATACTATTTAGGTGCTTTAGTTACTGTTATTGTAACAGCCCTATGGTATGGAACAAATTCTCAAAGTTTCTTTGCCCTTGGTTTGATACCATTTGAACCAATACTAGATATGGCTAAAGCAACATATGTTGAAATTTATAAGTTCTTAATCAGTTCTTATAAATCTCATATGATGGTTCCATCTATATCTTCAATTCCTTCAGTTAAGACTTTACTATTCACCTTTTATGGTGTTTTAGTCTCTTCTTCAATTGTTGATAATTGGAATGATATTGTTATGGTAATCGGTCCGTTGTTGCCATTATCTTGAACTGATTGACCTGTTATACTTGGGACTCCATTAGGTATATTCTTTAAATTTGGAATATTACCTTTTTGGCAGATCCTTTGAATACCTGTTAATTGGTACCAAGGTACAAGTATCTTAGGTGAGGTTATTCCTTCAATTCCATGGATAAATTCTCCTATTAGACTAATAGGAAACTTTATCTTAGATTTGAAGTTGGAGTCTTTATATGCTCTAAATGGATATACTGGTCCGTCCCCTTTTATTTGGGTCGAGAACATTATATCACATGATCCCATCCCTCTTGATTTACCTATACATGAACAAAGTTCTGAATCTCCTTGGGCTTCACAGCCTAATGAGCTCGTTCCTGAGTTCTTGGAAGGGTCATCAATGGATGAAGGATATAGAGAATATTTTAATTCTCCTGATAGGGGGGATGAAACCCCTCGCCCCTCATCTCCAGTGGACGATGAATGGGTAATAATCGAACCGGTCCCTGATTCTATCTTTTCTAGATTCCAGAATATCTTATACAGACATCCTGTATTCTTTTGGATGATTGGATCAGGTATATCATACCAGTTGGTCATG